GGTTTTGGGCAACATCAGTTCAACTTTCACAAAGCAGTAGTAAGTCAGTTCAACTACTCACTACCAGACGAGGTTGACTATATTAGAACATCGGCCGGCGGCAATGGCTCATTGCAAGCACAGGCCACAAGAGCTCAACTTAGTGGTGGATCAGGTGATTTTGGTATGTTTGGAATTGCTACACGTATTGGTAGATTATTAGGTATTGGAGCAGAAGCAGGTGCAGAAGGACCTGGCGGTGGATTTGCGGCCGCAAACGAAGGCACTGATCTATCCAGAGCAGACGCAAGTTATGTTCCAACTAAAATAGAAGTTAGTTTAATTTTATTACCGGTAGTTACACGAGCAGAACAGAGTAATAGATATAGCACAAAAGATTATGCTAACGGTAAAGGATTATCACAGAGAGGACATTGGTAATGGCAACTAAGTATGCACAAACATCACCTTACTTTGAAACAAGTAAAAACGCAGGCTATCTTGACATAATGAAAGATAGACCTATACCTAAACAAGTAGATGATCAGATTATTGAAATTAATCAAACTTATCAGTATCGTCCAGACTTGCTAGCCAATGACTTATACGGTGACTCCGGCTTATGGTGGGTATTTGCTCAACGTAATCCAAACTCAATTAAAGATCCTATCTGGGATTTTAAAGTTGGTGTAAAAATATTTCTTCCAAAGCAATCTACACTTAAACAAGTATTAGGTCTCTAACATGACGGTAGAAACAGTACTGACGAGACAATCAGATGCAATCGCAACTATGGATCGAGCTAGGACAACAGCATTGGTCAAGTTGCAAGATCCCACAACTTCTAAACAATCACTGTACAACGCAAAAAACGATCTTCGCATTGCCAGTAAAGAAGGGTCAAATGTTAGAGTAGAATCAGAAAAGTTTAGAAGAGACGAGCCTAGCCAATTTGACGGAATGATAATAAAAAATAATGAGTTGATAGCAGACGGCAGAAGAGAAAGTTTCCAGGTAATGAATCTCATTGACGATGAAATTGGGGAACAGTTTGACCCATCAACCGCTCAGAGAATAGGAGATCAGAACCCTTTTACACCGGACCTTGAAGAAATACAAAGGAGTACATCGTCGGGTGAAATTGTTGACAATGAAGCATTAGCTCGTGCTAACGGTGCAGGAATACAAACTCCTTATCCTGATCATTTAGATTCTACAACATTAGGTGAAACGGTCACTGAATCAAATGCTGATGCAGTGCCTACTTCATTCCCAGGTGTGACAACTACACTAGCACCAGATCAATTAGGATCAACTAATACAGTAGCACAAGATGATGTAAGTGACACTCAAACCAATGCCTTTACTGCGTCAGCCAATGGCGGTGTGCAGACTGCTAAAGCATTTTATAGTACGTTTGAGTCAGCAGAGAATCCAATAAACCAATATGCTCAAATGACATATAACATTGGGCTGTACTTACAAACTCCTGAACAATACAGAGAACTGATAACAAATCAAAATAAAGTAACACAAGGCCTTCTGAAGATTTTACAAAGTGGAGGCAATAATGCCGCAGAGGATGCTATATTCCCTGATCTATTCATTGATGACCTTGAAATAAATGGATTATTTGCAGAAGGTAACAGTAGTCCCCATAATGCTACAACAATAAACTTTAAATTATTGAACCAATGGGATATACATTTTTTCAAAAATTGAGAAAACTATGTGTTGCAAATGGCATGCCAGAACTTGCAAAACAACATTATCTTATGGTGATTAAATACACGGGCTATGACGAAAATGGTAATCAACTAACAGCAGACGAAGATGACAGATTGAGTAAATTTGTACCTTTTGTATTTTCAACTATAACGACTAGAGTAGTAACAGGCGCAGTGACTTATGACTGTCAAGCAATAGCAATTAATCATGAAGTTGGTCTAAGTTCTAAAAGAGCAACTATCCCGTTTAATGTTGAACTACTAGGACAAACATTGGGAGATATGTTTAATGCAACTGCGGATGTTACTAGTAGGCCAGATGAGGCAACTAGTCAAACCACAGCAACATCACCATTTGGTACAACACAGACAACAGTTACTCCATCACTATTAAAATCCATGGGCGGGAGTTCAATACAGAGTAAAGGTATTGTTAATTCAATGAATAAACTACAGCAGAAGTTAGCTAGAGAGGCTGGCTATGAGCATGCAGATCATTACAAAGTTACGTTCACTGGAGGTATAGGTTCACAAAAAGTTGTTTCAAGCGACGCATTACAAAGTGTCAAAGACTCAAAACCAATGAGTCCTAGCGTAACAGCGTCAGCACAATCGTTGCTTAACAGCAACTTGTCCTACGACAAAACAAGACAGATATACAGTATATCGGCAGGAACTATGATGCAACAAGTTTTAGACATCATGGTGCGATCAAGCGAATATATTACAAAACAGCAGACACACATTATTGATCCTAAAACAAATAAAGTAAAACCAAATCCTGCACAGAATAAGTTTCTACAATGGTATCACATTGGTGTCAAAGCTCTGCCTATTGCTTGGGATAGCAAGCGTGGAGACTATGCTTATGAAATTGAATATATTGTAAGTCCTAAACAAGTAATTGACACATATTCACCATACTTTCCTAAAGCAAAAATTAGAGGAGTACATAAGAGTTATAACTATTGGTTTACTGGTGAGAATACAGAAGTACTAGGATATGAGCAAGAAATAAATTCAACATACTTTGTTGCTATGGATGGTAACATACCACAACAAGAGCAAAACATCACAGAAGATAGTCAACGTATTACAACTAAAGGGTACGTTAATATGGCCGACACAGGTAGTAAAGGACAACCAGGAAACAACGCAAGTCCTGCAGAACAGGCCGCTAATGTATTGTACTCTACGGTAGACTTTGCTACATTTACTATGGATATTGTTGGAGACCCAGACTATGTACAACAGAATGACATACTGTACACTAGTGGTGACAACTTTGAACCATTTATGCCAGACGGGTCAATTAACTACGACAGCCAAGAAGTATTAATTGAAGTTAACTTTAAATCTATGGAAGACTATAACGAAGATGGCACTGCTCAATTAATAGAACCAACATTTACAGATGGCACTAAAGAAACTAAAGGCTTAATTTATAAACTTACAGAAATTATTAGTATGTTTAAAGGCGGAAAGATGACACAGACCATCAAAGGCATACTAAGAGAGTTTGACCAGGACAGCAATCAAGAACAGGTAGATGATGGTAGAGAAAATCAACAAACACCTAATCCTAATGCAGTACCTGGGAAGTCCGCAGTAACTGAGTTTGACGGAAGGTTAATAGGACCTAATCTAGGACAAGTTATTGGCCTGGCACAAAATGGTCAAGGACAGTTTGATACAGCAGGACCTATAGGACCTAATCTAGGACAAGTAAATGGTAACTCGGCTCCAAGAAGGAACACAATAACAGGCGATACTACAGGAACAGACTTAGGCCAAGGTAGAGGACAACCTAGACCAATTATAACAAGAGACAGTGATGGACAATTCCGAGATGAAAACGGCAAAGCAGTACTGATAGACGAAGAGGGTAATGTCATTGGCGAATAATATTAATACTAACCCAAGCGGAGCATAATTAACAGTATGGCAGAGAATCATATAAGAGGTAGAGGAAAAACAAAAAGTTACGGGTTTGGCCAAGGTAATCAACTACCTGGTGAAGCAGGACCTTTTGTTGGTATTGTTAAAAACAATATCGATCCTACACGTGCGGCAAGGTTACAAGTATACATTGAACAGTTTGGGGGTCCAGATGAACTAGATCAAACAAACTGGCGAACTGTAAATTATCTTCCACCGTTCTTTGGGTCAACAGAACACTCAGGAGCATCTGTGGGTTCGGGTAATTTTGTTGGCAATAAACACAGTTACGGAATGTGGTTTACACCACCCGACATTGGCACTAAAGTATTATGCTTCTTTGTATCAGGTGATCCAGGAAACGGTTACTACGTAGGTTGTATTCCGGAAGACAGTCTCAATCACATGGTACCTGCTATTGGTTCAGCAAAAGAATATGAAGTAGGAGAAGGAGCAAAATCTCTTCTCACAGGTGCTACCCAAGTTCCTGTTACAGAAATTAATAATGAAGATCCGGCAATTAACGAAAACCCGCTGTTCTTTAAACAGCCTAAGCCAGTACACGATGTATTAGCTGGGTCACTATTTAACCAAGGATTATTAAAAGACAACGTAAGAGGACCAATAACATCAACAGCACAACGTGAATCACCTAGTAATGTATTTGGAGTGTCAACACCAGGCAAGCCAATATACTCAGGTGTCAACGGAGCTGATCAGAGTAGTATCAGATCTAAACTTCAAAGCGGTGAGTTAAAACCAGAACAAGTAAAAGTTGTTGGCCGTAACGGTGGACATTCTATTGTATTAGATGACGGAGACCTCGAAGGTAACGATCAACTAGTAAGAATTAGAACAGCCAAAGGTCATCAGATTATAATGAGTGATGACGGAAACTGTTTTCATATTATTCATGCTAACGGACAGTCGTGGTTAGAGTTTGGCCAAGAAGGTACTGTAGATGTATTTGCTACAAATTCTGTAAACGTAAGGACACAGGGTACTATTAACCTGCATGCTGACAAGGATATTAATATGTATGCTGGTGGACACATTACTAGCTACTCGCAACTGTCAACAAGAATGGAGGCTCAAACAGAATTCTCGGCAACTGGTATTGCTGAAGCAAAATTATACAGTAAACAATTTGCTGGAGTACGCAGTGATAACACAGCGGCCATTGAAGGCGGAAAACTATCAAGCATGAACGGTGGTGACAGAATGGACATCAAAGCAGGCATTATTAATCTTAACAACGGTGGGGGTGTTCCTGTTTCTCCTAATGTATTACTTAAGAAAAACAAAGTCAGCGACACAGTGTTAAGTCAAAACGGTTGGGAAGTAGAGTACAGTACATTAGAAACTATTGCTACTAGAGTACCAAGTCACGAGCCGTGGCCCTACCATAACCTAGGTGTTGAAAATTCAGTACAGTTAGGCAAGAAAGAAACAGCAGTGCTTGGATCGGCTGTAGCTACTAAAGTAGCAAACGTTGACAGCAAGTTGCCAACGAATGAAATCAATGCTAGTGACTTTGCTAAACAACAGTCAGCTACTAAAGCAATTGGCAGTCTCGACGAAGATCAACTGACTGGCTTGATAGCTCAACGTGCAAATGATGTTGGACAAGAATTTACAGATATATCTGCAGACAAAGGTGTAGGAGCATATGGGATATCACCAGACCAGCTTGAAACAGCAGGATTTTTAAAACCTGGAACAGTTTCTAGATATATTAAAGATCCTGCGTCATCAGTAACTGATGGATTTGGCACAGTTACAACACAGTTAGAATCAGTTCTTAAAAATCCAAATGTGTGGACTGGTAAAGGCGGAACAAATAATTTACTTGGATTCTTAAACAACAAGATAGTACAAACGCTAGCACAACAAGATGTTTTGTCAACTAGTCTAAGTACACTAAAAGCCAAAGGTATAGTAACAGGAAACGAAAGTCCAGTAGACCTAGGCGGTATCTTACAAGCAAGTTCAGCTTATGGTGCTGATGCAGTAGCAACTTGGGCCAATAGCCAAGGCGGAAACAGTTTAATTAATGCCGGTATTGAACAAACAGCACGTAACGGCAAGTATGCAATTAACTTTATAGATACTAAAATATCAAATCTTAGCAAGAGTTTTAGTAACCCTGGTGCGTTTGCAGGTACTACAGACAGAGAAACATTAGATAACAATGTTAGTAAGATTATTGCTGACCAACGTGCAATACCACCAAAGCATACTAGATAAATAATACACAATGGCACAATTCTATGGATACAGTTCAATTGGCAGAAACAAAAAGTTTCGCTTAGAGAACCTTGAATTAATTAAAAGAGATCTACTTAATAATCTCTTAATAAGACAAGGAACACTGCCGGGCCGACCTAATGTTGGCACTGACTTATGGAATTATTTGTTTGAAAGTATAGACGATGCAACTTTATCACAACTTGATAACGAAATGCGTAAGTCAATACAACGTGATCCAAGAGTTAAAGTTGAAGAAATACTTTTCTTTACACAAGACAATGGATTATTGTGCGAAATTTCAGTTAAGACGGTGATGTCTAGTGCTACTGAAATGTTTAGATTGTTCCTCAATACAGACGACCTCACAGCTACCTACGTATAATATACCCACTTAACTAAAGTGATAAATACTTATAATAAAGGAATTATAGGTATTCTATGGCTAAGACTACAAGACAGACCGCTATATTCGGAGCGGAAGATTGGAAAAAGTTATACCGAACTTACAAAGAAGCAGACTTCCAAAGTTATGACTTTGAGACTTTACGTAAGTCAATGGTTGACTATCTGAGATTATATTATCCAGAAACATTTAACGACTATACAGAGTCAAGTGAATTTGTTGCACTACTAGACCTCATGGCGTTCATGGGACAAGGTCTTGCATTCCGCAACGACTTAAACACCAGGGAAAACTTTTTAGACACAGCAGAGCGTAGAGACTCAGTAACTAAATTAGCCAAGTTAGTGGGTTACACTCCTAAGAGAAACTTAAATGGTAACGGTTTCCTAAAAGTAACAGCAGTGTCAACCACAGAGTCAGTGTTAGACTATAATAACTTTAATTTATCAGGCATAACAATTAACTGGAACGACGTTACTAACCCAGATTGGTTAGAACAGTTTAATGCCATAATGAATGCGTCAATGATTGACAGTCAGCGATTTGGTCGTCCAGGTAATACAACTAAAGTACTTGGAGTACAAACAGACGAATATCAAATTAACTTACCAACAAACGTGATGCCTATAGCAGGCTTTTCAAGTGATGTCGACGGTGTGTCGATGGACTTTGAAATTGTTTCAGGCACAGCAGTAGATAAGACTTATGTGTACGAACAAAGTCCACAACCTGATGGTGCATTTAATGTACTATATAAAAATGATAAACTAGGTTACGGTTCAGAAAATACTGGTTACTTCTTTATGTTCAAACAAGGAACATTGAGCAATCAGGACTTTACACTTGTTGATCGTATTTCAAATAGAGTTGTTGACTTAAACGTTGAAGGAGTTAACCAAGATGACGTATGGTTATTTAATGTAGCTCAAACAGGCAACGTGCTAACTGAATGGAGAGAAGTTGACAACATTTTTGCAGTTGATTCAAAAGCGTCCATTGGCGAGCGTGAAGTTTATCAAGTCAATACAAAAACAAACGATCAAATACAACTACAATTTGGTGATGGTACATTTAGTAAAATACCGTTAGGTGAATATAGAAGTTATATTAGATCATCAAATGGTCTAGAATATGTTATTAATCCAGAAGAGATACAAAACATACAAGTACCACTTAGCTATGTGAGTCGTAATGGTAGAACAGAAACACTTACGCTAACAGTGTCATTGCAGACAGCAGTTTCAAATTCAAAAGCTAGAGAAAATATTAGTGAAATAAAAGAAAGAGCACCTGCGGCATTTTATACACAGAACAGAATGGTCAACGGTGAAGACTATAACAACTTTCCGTTTACTAGATTTACAAGTATCTTAAAGTCAAAAGCATTGGCTAGAACTGGCGTTGGAATTAACAGACAGTTAGACTTATTAGATCCAACAGGCAAATATTCGTCAACAACAGCATTTGCTAGTGATGGCTCGTTTTATAGATCATTTACAGATCCTACTAAAACATTTAGTTTTGTAGATACAAATGATATTGCTGATGTAATTCAAAATACAGTAGAGCCAATTCTCAAGTCTAGAGAATTAACACACTTTTACTATGACAAGTACCAACGTGTTAGTCTGTCAGGTATTACTTGGAATCAATCAACAGCTATTGTTAATCAAACAACTGGATACTTTACAGATGATGTAAGTGGCGGAACAGTATCAGTAGCACTTACATCAAGCAAAACAAAATACATCCAGGAAGGTGCGTTAATTAAATTTGAACCACCAGCGAATCAATACTTTGATGCTAACAATAGATTACAGTCAGGTGTACCAACTAAAGCCAATGAAAAATTAGCACTATGGGCAACTGTAACTAACTTAGTGTTAGATGGTACTAACTTTGGGCAGGGTAATTTAGCTAATGGCACAGGTCCAATTACATTTAACGAATATCTACCTACTGGATGTGTTCCTACAGAAGTTATTCCTAAATTTGTAACTGACTTGACAGTGCCATTTGAAAATAAATTAATTGATCAAATTGAAGTTTACCGAGACTTTGGTATTGGGTTTGATGAAGAAACTAGTGAATGGTATATTATTGCAACAGACAATCTAAGCGAAAGTGCTGATTATGATCGAAGTTTTGCTAAAAATACAGATGGTTTGAATAGAGATGCAAGTTGGTTAATACAGTTTACAACAGATGGTGAAATATACACTATTAAATTCCGTAATCTAGTTTATTACTTTGCTTCAGTGCAAGAGAATAGATTTATATTTGATTCAAGTGCAAAAGTATATGATCCTAAGACAGGTAAAACAGTTACTGACAACGTTAGTGTTTTAAAAGCAAACACTAAACCAGATGCTAACGAAAACTTAACAACTGATGTTAGCCTAGATATTGTTGGACAAGAAGTTGAAACAGATGGATTTGTTGATAACTTTAAAGTACTAGTAAGTTTCTCTGACAAAGACCAGGATGGCATAGCAGATAATCCAGACATCTTTAAGGATCTTGTTAATCCAACTACAAGTCCAAACACAAAATACGTTTTCTTTCAACGCCAAACAGACTTTGACAACTTAGAAAGATGGGTTCCGTTAGCAAGTAATGTTATTAATATGATGTATGCTGATCTAGACGCTGTTCAACTTAAGAAAAAAGAATATTTGCAAGGTCAAATATTTTATGCTTATACAGATAAAAAATTCTATAAGTTATCAATTACAGGCAGTGAGTTTACAATAGCTGAAACAACAGACTATCGTGTGTCAGTAGGCAGACAAGACTTATACTTCCAGTATAAACATAACTCACCAAATACACGCAGAATTGATCCTGCATTAACAAACATTATTGATTTGTATCTTGTGACTAACACATATTATACAAACTACACAAACTGGATTAAAGATTCAACAGGCAAAGTCACTAAAGCATTAGAGCCAACAATTGATGAACTAACATTGGCATACAACAGCTTAGAAGATTACAAGATGGCTAGTGATGGATTAATTCTTAATTCTGTAACATTCAAACCGTTGTTTGGAGATAAAGCAAGTTTAGAGTTACAGGGAAAAATTAAAGTTATTAAGCAGAGTGGGATTGTAGTGTCAACAGGTGAAATTAAATCACGTGTTGTTCAATCACTAAATGAATACTTTACTATTGATAAATGGGACTTTGGTGACACGTTCTATTTCTCAGAACTGTCAGCGTACTTACATGAAGAACTAGGAGATATTGTTTCTAGTGTAGTGATTGTACCAACAGACCCAACAAAAACATTTGGTGACTTATACGAGATTCGTTGTGCACCAAACGAAATATTTGTTAACGCGGCATTGGTCAGTGACATTGAAGTCATTGACGCACTAACAGCCGGTGCACTTAAAAAGAACTAGGATAAACAATGGCAAGATTTACTAGAACATTAGATCTACTACCTGAGATATTTCAAACTGACGTTAACAAAAAGTTTCTGAATGCCTCACTTGATCAAATTGTACAGCGTCCGCAACTGAAACGTGTTGAAGGCTTTATTGGTCGTAAAACCGGACTAGGTGTTAAAGGACTTGATAGTTATGTATTAGAACAAGATCAAGAACGTGCGGCCTATCAGTTAGAACCTGCAATTACATATAAGAAAAAAGATTCACAAGAGACTAAAGACTTTTTAACATACCCGGGTATAGTAGATGCATTACAAGTATCTGGTGCAAATGTTCAAAGACCAGATAGGTTATTTGACTCTGAATACTATTCATGGGATCCTTTTGTAGATTTTGACAAGTTAGTTAACTTTAGCCAGTACTACTGGTTACCTGGTGGTCCAGATTCAGTTGACATAGGTGCAACTGAAATTTCAACCAGTGACGAGTATGATGTTACAAGAAATGAATTTAATTATAGCCTAGACGGTGTTGAAGGAAATAATCCAACTATCACAGTTGTTAGAGGCGGTAACTATAAATTTAATGTTCAACAAACAGGATTTCCTTTCTGGATACAAAGTAACCCAGGAGCAAATGGACTAGTTCCTGGTCAACCTAATCAATCAAGTAGAGAAATATTAGGCGTTACTAACAACGGCGACGACAACGGCGTTGTACAATTCAATGTTCCGCAAAGTACAGATCAAAACTTCTTCCTGAACATGGATACTGCGGCCAAGGTTGATTTAGTTACAGAGTTAGACTTTGATGAAGTTAACAATCAACAAGTAAGACCATTCTTAGATTTGTATGACGGTATTGATCAAGTAACAGATCTACGTAACAGAACAATTATCTTTACTAATAGAAACCCTGGTGATGGCGAAGATTCAGGTTGGAAGAGAGATGACAGATTTGATACATCACCATATGACGATAATGATACACCGTTTGCTGAGTCAGAAGACATTACTACTAAAACAGATCGTTATTCAGTATACAGAATTGAATATGTATACGAAGAAGATGAATCATTGCCAGACTTTGATGCTAGTGGTGCTAATCCAATTATGGTACTCAACAAAGTTAAAGAAGTTCCAAACTTACAAAAAGTACATATACAGTATGGCACAACATATAACAATAAGTATTTTTGGAAAACTAAAGAAGGCTTCTTTGAAGAACAACCACATCTTACAGCAATAAAAGATACTTTATACTATCAAGATCAAAATGATGAAAATAGATTTGGCATCATTCGTGTAGTAGATGCTGTTAACCAATTGACTCTAAATGTTGGAGACGATATTGTAGGAGTTAAAACTTATACTTCTCCAACAGGTATTAAATTTAGTAACGGAATGAAAGTACAGTTTCGTGGTAAAACACTGCCTGAGACTTATCAGGATAAAGAATACTATGTTGAAGGTGTGGGTACTGCAATTAAATTGTTAGCAGTTGCAGACTTTAAAACACCCGAGGCTTATACTGTTAGCGAAACACAACCGTTTGACGCTAAAGGGTTTGATGAAACACCATTTGACTCAAGTCTAAATGCCCCAACAGAAAAAGATTATTTTACAATTAACAGAGCGTCACCTGATCAGAATCCGTGGACACGAAGTAACAGATGGTTCCATATTTCTGTTATCAAAGCATCAGCAGATTACAATAAGACTATTGCTAACTTAGATCAAACAGCTCGTGCTAAACGCCCTATTTTAGAATTTAACGACGGTCTGAGGTTATTTAACTTTGGCACTGAAGGTAAACAAGCAATTGATATTATTGATCTAAGACAGAACGATGCACTTTCAAATGTAGCAGGACAGATTGGATATAGTATTGATAACTTTGGATTATACGATGGTGCAAGAGTTATTTTTGCCGCTGACGAAGATCCCGAAGTACGTAATAAAATTTATACAGTAAATTTAGTTGACCCGGTAGGTATAACTGTAGATCCTGAACAAACAAGCGAAAAAATTATTCAACTAACAAAAGCAGATGACGGAGATGTTGTCTTGGACCAAGTAGTGTACTTAATGAGTGGTGCAACTATACAAGGGCAGGCATACAGATATACAGGAACTGAATGGGTACAAACACAACAAAAAACAAAAGTTAATCAACATCCTGTATTTGACATATTTGATCAAGCAGGTAATTCAATTAGCGATAATACATATTATCCATCAACTAACTTTGCTGGTACTAAACTATTTTCTTTCAAAGAAGGAACAGGACCAATTGATAGTGAACTTGGTGTTAGACTGAGTTACTTGAACATCAACAATGTTGGAGACATTGTATTTGAAAATAACTTGTATAAAGACACTTATGTTTATACAGTTAATAATGTTTCAACAACTACAGACATTGCTACTGGCTTTGCTAGAAAGTACAGTGACCGAACAACTTTTAATTTAAAAACAGGTTGGGAAAAAGCTGTTGACACAACAAGACAAAGTCAAGTGTTTACATTTAGTGACCAATCTGAGTGTATCTGTGATATAAGACATAACGACGGTGATAACACTGTTGTTGTATATGTTGACAACAAATATGTATTGCCAAGTAATTACACAGTTACAAGAACAGCAACCACAACAACAGTAACATTAGCTAAAGCAGAAGCAGTTGTACACATTCACGTAGTTAGTGATCAAGCAAGTGACATTGCTTATTATGAAATGCCAAGTAACTTGAGTGATAATTCAGTCAATGACGAGTTTGAAGAAGTTACACTAGGTACAACTAGAAATCATTTTGTTACACTAGCACAGAGCCACCCGGACTTATCCGGTGAGCTACTAGGTGAAAACAATCTACGTGATCTAGGTAATGTTGTTGGTTATGGTAAACAGATTGTTGAACAAAGTAGTCCATTACAATTTACAGCAACATTTGCAAAAGATTCAAACATTAACTTCTTTGATTCACTGGAATATGCGTCAAATGAATACGAAAAAATTAAGAACAGATTAGTTGATGCATTAACAAAGAATGACTACCAGGGCCCAGCCGCAGAGAGATTAGATCTTGCATTTGCAGATCTAAACAGAGGTAGAAACCCAGACATGCCGTTTTACTGGGCAGACACAATACCGTGCGGTGAAGTATTTGAAGAAACTAAAATAACAATAACAGCGATTGATGACAATACCTTTGACACACTGTCTACATATGATTACACAAAAGCAAACTACAAAGCTGTATTAGTTTACTTAAATGATGTACAGTTAATAAAAGATATAGATTACACAGTAGCAACAGATGGTCCTAGGCTAATTATTGACGAAATTAAACAACCATTGGTTGTTGGTGATGTTGTTAAAATTAGAGAGTATGACTCTACAGTAGGAAGTTTTGTTCCGCCAACACCAACTAAGCTAGGATTATTTGATAAATTTATTCCTAAGATATTTACAGATAATTCATATTCTACATCACAGACAATACTACAAGGTCATGATGGATCCAGAATGATTACGTTTGGTGATAACCGTGACGATGTATTGTTAGAGTTTGAACGTAGAATGTACAACAATATTAAACTACCATCGTCTAATGTAATACCGCTAAGATGGTATGATGTTATTCCGGGTAAATTTAGAAAAACAGATTATGCAGAGTCCGAAGTAGTTGAGCTACTTGGCGAAAGCTTCTTGTCATGGGTAAGTTGGAACAAGCTAGATTACAAACTGCAAGAATACGATAAAGATAATAAGAAAACATGGAACTATAGTTCAGCAACAGATAGAATTGATGAGGAACTTCTAAGAGGTAACTGGAGAGGTAATCTACTTAAATTCTATGACACAGATATACCGCACTTACATCCGTGGGAAATGTTTGGATTTTCAGAAGAACCAAGTTGGTGGCAACGTCAATATGGTCCAGCACCATATACAGGTGATAACTTAGTGTTATGGGACGATTTAGCCAATGGTGTAGTTAATGATCCAGCAGGAAAGTATACGTTAACAAACTTTAAGCGTACTGGACTACAAACTGTTATTCCTACAGGCGACGAAGGACAACTTGAAGCAACATTTGATGTCCTGGTCGACAACTATGACCCAATGAGTACACAAAAGGCTTGGCAAGTAGGAGACGGTGGCCCTGTTGAGACAGCTTGGAGAAGATCAAGTGCTTGGCCATTTGCTGTTATGAAACTTCTAGCAAAAACTAAGCCAGCACAGTTCTTTAGTTTAATGGCTGACAGAGATAGATACAAGTATTCATCAGCACTAGGACAGTATGTATTTGATTCAAGATATAGATTAACATCAAACAATCTTGACATATACGGCAGTGGCACTATTAAACACAGTTACATTAACTGGTGTGTTGACTTTGCACGTAGACAAGGTATTGCAGACAAGCAAGCAATAGAAGACACCTTAAGAAATACACAAGTGCAACTAGTCTATAGAACAGGCGGCTTTACAGATAAACAGTTCTTAAAAGTGTTTACAGAAAAATCATCACCTAACACACTTAACGCAAACTTACTATTACCTGATGAAAGTTACGAAGTTGTTTTATATAATAACGAACCATTTGATGAAGTTACATATAGTTCGGTTATTGTACAGAAAGTAGCAGGCGGTTATGCGGTATATGGTAATTCAAAAGAAGACCTGTACTTTAAAATATTCCAATCAGTACCAAATGGCAATTACAAAAATATTACAGTAGGCGATAGCAATGTTAGGACAAGTCTTGATTTCTCAAGCAAAGAAGTATTAGTGCCATACGGTTACACATTTACAGATAAAGGTTTATTGGTAGACTTCTTAGTAAGCTACGGTGAATGGTTACAAAGCAAAGGCTTTATATTTGAAGACAGAGAGAATGGCTATTTACTAAATTGGGGACAAATGGTTACTGAGTTCTTATATTGGAATCAACAAGGTTGGCAAGAAGGTGCGATCATTAATCTTAATCCAGCGGCAAGAGAACTTAAAATTTCAAGACCAGGTGCAGTGGCAACTCCTATACTAGGTAAACGTGCAGATGAATTTGTACTAAATCAAAATTTACGTCCTATACTAAAAGAAAACCTTGTATGGAATAGAATCGATAATGACTTAACTATTAAAACAATAGATGAAAACTCAATTGGTTTTGTTAAGATTAAATTTACAAGCTATGAACACGCACTAGTATTTGACAACACTAGTATCTTTAATGACTTAATGTACGATCCAGCAACAGGTGCTAGACAACAACGTTTGAGACTAATTGGCACAATGTCAGATAATTGGGACGGGACTGTTAATGCGCCAGGCTTTATTATGAATCAGCCTAATGTTGAAGACTGGAAAGAAAACAGCCAATATGCAAAAGGTGACATTGTTAAATATAAAAACAAATATTATGCAAGCCTTAAACGTTTAACACCAACAGCAGTGTTTAACTTTGCTAACTGGGCAGAAACAGAATACGAATCAGTCAAGACCGGCCTAATACCTAACCTAGCATTAAAAGCACAACAGAGTGAACAGTTCTACGATCTAAGTGAAGCAAACTTAGAGTCAGACGCAGATCTATTAGGATTTGGTCTTATTGGATTCCGACCAAGAAACTACATGCAAGGACTCACACTTGATGACGTAAGCCAAACAAATGTTTATAAAAACTTTATTGGTAATAAAGGTAGTACGCAGTCATTAGACTTATTTAAATCAGCTAAACTTGACAAAGAGCTTACTGACTATAATATATTTGAAAACTGGGCAGTACGTTCAGGAGTTTATGGTGCTAGCTCAAACAGAAGCTATGTTGAAACACAATTAGACAGTGACAAGTTAACTGGTAATCCTGCAACAATAAAAATTACAGATTCAGTTAACGGAACCACAGTTAATCAAACTATCAGAACTGCTGAAATTTACAAATCAAACTACAAAGTCACAACAGAGGACATACTACCAACAGTTGATTATCAGAACGTTGAGAACTCATTGCCGTCGGCAGGTTTTGTAAATGTTGATGATGTTGATATTAAAATATTCCAGCTAAATGATTTAACTGAGATTATAGATAATATAACTAAGATTGCTGAAGGTACTAAGATTTGGGTAGCTAAAGATAATAACTACTCATGGAACGTTTATAGATCAACGCTGGTACATAGCGAACCTATTAGAGTGCTCGATAACCTGGACGATACATCAACAGTAACATTCAATGCACATCATAGTCTTAGTAAAAATGATATTGTTGTGTTTAGATTCTTTGACGGGTTAACAGGAGCATTTAGAGTTAATGCAGTTCCTGATTTAGATAAAATTATTATTGACTTATCATTACCAGATGAGGTTACAACTTTAACTGATCTAGGTGTAGCATTTGTACTACAATCAAGTAAAGTTACACAAGGCAGTGACATAGCTAACTTGCCGTATGTTCACGATATAGACACAGGCGAAAAGATTTGGGTTGATGGAACAAGATGGAAAGTGTTAGAAAAACATAACCCGTTTAACGACTCAGCGAGTACTTGGAGTAAAACACTTAAGGCACCTCAAGCAAATGCAGAGTTTGGTAAAGTTGTATCACAAACTCCAGATGGCCTAACAAGTTTAATTGGTGCACCAAGATGGGAATCAGGAAGAGGCAGTGTTTACGTGTTTGGCCAAATTGGCACAGGTGATATCCAAGAAGGCACACAGTTACATCTAGGTAAACTGTCTAGCACAATTGATAAAGAAAGTGCAGAGTACGGTAAGAGTATTGACTCTGCAGACAATGGATGGAACATTGTTGGAGCTCCGGGATCAAAAGATGACGAAGGTATATCAGTAGTCATTGACAAAACACCAAGTGGTGTTATTAGAGAGGCACAGATATTAACAATTCCGGGCAATGAAGCCGGTGATAGTTCAACTAGCAGATTTGGCGAAGCAGTTTCAATTAGTCCTAATTCAAATTGGATTTATGTAGGTGCTCCGGGTAACGAAAAAGTTTATACATATCAACGTGTTGACTATGAGCAACAAACATATGATTTCTTTGGAGATGGGTCAACAACTATATTTGATATTAGTGATTACATCACAGTAGCTGATGAAACACAGGTTGCAATTAATATTAATAATATATCAAAGGTAGCAGTAGATGATTATTCGTTAACTAGTGGTATATTAACATTTGAAGACCCTCCAAGAGATGGGGCTAAGATTGAGATAACACGAGTTTATACATATCAAGCAGACGGTGACGGCTCAACAGTAGCGTATGATATCAGCTCAATCTATCATGCAACTTCTATAGAAAAGTTTAGAGTATTAATAGATAGTGAATTACTGAGACCTAACTATGATTATACATTTGACAGTGGTTCACAAACAATTACATTTACACTAACAAATAAAGTAGGTGCAAGTATTGCACCACCCAATGATTCACTTATACAAGTTTTTGCTGAATCACATTTCACATATGTTAGTGCTATTAGTAATCCAGGCGAGCCAGGTAATAACTTTGGCGGAAGTATTGCTACTACAAGAGACGGTAGACAAATAGTAATTGGAGCAGACACAGGAGAAGGATCTGACTCAAGCACAAACGTAGGTAGAGTGTTTGTATTTGATAGAGACGCAGAACGTTTCCAAGCTAAAACAAGTACGTCGTTGACATTTACAACTACAAAATCTATTGTTGGTAAACCAACAGTGTTGGTTAATGAGCAAGTACAAGTTAACGATGACGACTACTTGTACGCAGGGTCATACACAGTTTCAGGCAAGACTATAACAATAGATGATGATGTAGTTGATCTAGGTGATATTATTGAAGTTGAAACTAACAACTATGTACTAGCTGGCGAGTTACATCAAGAGTTACCAATGCAGAATTCACAGTTTGGATTTGCTGTAAAAGTATGTCCAACTAACTGTTCAATGTATGTTGGTGCACCGCAAGATTCAAAAAATAAAGAAAATGCAGGTTCTGTAACACGCTTTGTTAACAGATCAAGACTGTACGGTTCAACAATGGGTAGTATAGCAAACCCAACAATTACTATTGGTGATGCACTGAGAATTAACAACTATTATGTTGTTGCTACAGGCACAACAGCTACTAGCTACGCACTTGATATTACAAACGCTAATATTCCAAATGTTAAAGCAAGCGTGGTTGATAATAAAATTAAAATTGAACTAATAAATGTTAATGCGGCACCGACAGCAAATAAATTGTTTATCTATCCAGGTATAGGAGTAATACACGAGGATCTCGGAATTGATATATTCCCAAGAATGCAAACAATCCATAATCCGTATCCATTAGTTAATGCAAGACTTGGGCACAGTTTAGATATCTCAAGCGATGCACAATCGATTGTCATTGGAGCTCCGCATGGTGCTACAAACTTAGAAGTTACACTAGACACTAGCACAACAACTATTGACGCAAGTGCAACTAAGATAAAAGATGTACAAACACAAAGTGGTGCTGTTTATACATATGACTATTTAGAAAGTGATGCAGATACTTACACAAACCCAGGTAGGTTTGTATTTGGACAGCAAATTAACGATAACCTAGTTCATCCACTAAGTGAGTTTGGTACTAGTGTTGATTACTGTAATGCTAAATTATTAATTGGTTCGCCTAAACATGAAACATCAGATATAGCATACGGTAGAATTGTAAGATTTAACAACGACACATATACACCGGTGTGGCAAGTAGATGAACAAGAAACAGATGTAGTAAATACAGCACTTTTAAATTCGGTGTTTATATACGACAGGACAGACGAAAAGCTACTAACACATTTAGATTATATTGACCCACTACAAGGTAAAATCTTAGGTGCGGCTAAACAAAATATTGACTTACTGATACCAGATGATCCTGCACAATATAATAACGGAACATCAAATAACTTTGGAATGACTTGGGGCAATGAGAAAATAGGCACAATATGGTGGGACGTTTCTACTGCTAAGTTTATTAACTACAATCAGTCAACAGCAGACTATCGTGCTAAACGCATAGGTAACTTATTCCCAGGTTCAACTATTGACATTTACCAATGGATATCTAGTGATCTTCCACCAACAAGCTACGAGGGCGAAGGGACAGTTTACTCAACAGAAAGTTATTCAACACTCAGCGATGTAAAAGAAGGCGGAGAAGTAATTACAAAATACTACTTCTGGGTAAAAGGATTAACATCAGTTGATAAAGATGCTAACAAAACATTAAGTCCTGTTACTATTGCACAATATATTGAAACTCCAAAGTCAAGTGGAATACCATACATGGCCGCTGTTGATAAAAATATATTTGCTCTGTTTAATTGTCAAGATAATATTAAAGACCAAGACTCGGTGTTGCACGTTGAGTTTGACAAAATTGAAACAAACAACAATGTACACATTGAGTATGAACTTATTAGAGAAAATGATTCTACACAGTTCTTAAGTGATACCTTATATCGTAAATTCTTAGACTCATTCTGCGGTACTGATACTGCAGGCAACATTGTTCCTGATCCTAGCCTATCAATTACAGATAGACGAGGTGTTGACTTTAGACCTAGACAAACAATGTTTGTCAACAGATTTAAAGCATTAGAAAATTATCTAACAGCAACAAATAGAATACTAAAAACATTGCCAATAACAGAAATAAGAAGTTATCCGCTATTGAATAGCCAGGAAGTAATGCCAGGAAAACCAAGTAACACTTGGGATATTCAAGTAGAAGATACAGCTGAGTTAGGATTTCAGACAACAGGCATTGATGCAATTGGTACACGTTATCTTGTCAAGGTAGACGAAAATAACGATAACTTGTGGACTATATATACTCTACAAAGTAATAGAACATTATTGTTAACACGTGTGCAGAATTATAAAACAACACGTTACTGGGATGTCGCTGATTGGTATGCAACAGGATACAACGTACTAGATAAACCAACAAAAGAAGTTAATCTATACGCAGACCTAGCAACACTGACAACTGCAACTGTTGGAAACATTGTTAAAGTACGTTCAAATGCACAAGGCAAGTTTGAAATTTATCAACTAGATACAACAGGATGGACTAGGGTTGGTTTAGAAAAAGGTACTATACAATTTAAAAGCAGTATATATGATTATACTATTGACCGTAACGGCTTTGACAATGAAGTATTTGATGCACAATACTTTGATCAAGAAGCTGTTCTTGAACTAAGACAACTAGTTAAATCTATTAACGAAGAATTATTTGTCAATGACTTAGCTAAACATAGAATTGACCTAATTACTCTAATGTTTAACTATGTACTCAGCGAACAAAAAACAACAGACTGGTTAGTAAAAACTAGTTTAATTGATGTACAACATAACCTACGTGAACTTAAACAGTTTGATATATTAAGACGTGATAACCAAGACTTTATTCAGCAGTACATTGAAGAAGTTAAACCATACAGAACACAGATTAAAGAGTTTAATTTAGTCTATAAAGGTGAAGATACGTTCTCAGGTGATGCAACTGACTTTGATTTACCTGCACAATTTAACACAGATCTTAACAAATATATTTCACCAAGACACGTATTAGATCAAGAAAATATTACAGGTGAAGGTGTTTACCAGTTAGACAATGCAATTTGGTCAACAGGTGATTATTCAAGTTGGAGACAGAACTTTGCACTATCAATTCAATCAGTAACAGTGATCGATGGTGGCACAGGGTACACAGAAGCACCTGAAGTAATTGTTACAGGCGAAGCTGATGCTCCGGCAGAAATGACAGCACGTGTTTCATCAGCAGGTAAGCTAGTTAGTATTACAGTTAATTATGAAGGACAAGGATATACGTCAACACCAGTTATTACGCTCAAAGGCGGTAACGGTACAGGGGCTACAGTAGTTGCAGTTACAGCACCAGGTGATGTAAGATCATATAAAACAACAATTAAGTTTGACAGATATGACCATAGTACCAGTGTACTTGATTGGACAGCTGAAACTTCGTATGAACAAGATCAACTATTGCGTTACAATAACAAAGTTTATAAAGCAGAACTAGCAGATGGCAGTACGTTAAGTAAAGCAACATTTGATCCATTGGATTACACATTAGTTGATGTTACAGATTTATCAGGTGTAGATCGTACAATGGGACTATATCAGCCAGGCGCCAATTACCCAGGCTTAGATTTGTCGTTACTAGTATATGGCACAGAGTATCCAGGAGTTAATATAACTGGACCAAACTTCAATCAAAATACTGGTTTAGACGTAGGTAACTTTGATGTTAATCCATATGACAACATTGACTTTGATGAAAATGGTAGACCATCGTATTCTGAGACAATACTTGATTCTAAATATGAAGGTGGCGACTACAGTGGAACAACAGCAACATCACTATTATCAACTGATGTTGATGTAGACGGTGGAGCATACATTGACAGTTACAATAGTCATGCACCACAAGAACTTGTTCCGGGTGCAATATTTGACACACTTAATATTTCCGTTACTACACGACCAGGTGAAGACTATACAGATACAGGATGGACTGGTCAGAGTCAGGCAACATATGTAGAATTTAATGGTACTGATAGAGTAATTAGTTTTGATGGATTAATTGATGTACCATTTGCTGTACTTGCGTTTGATGTTGCTTCAGGTAAACAATTAGTATTTGAATATGGTGACACTCCAGTAAATGATGTTGACTACACTATAGATTGGAACGCTAAAACAATTACACTAACTGATGGTAGATTTACGTCAGGTGATACTATTGGTGTTACAGCATACGGTGTTGGAGGTGGAAACCAATTGCTTGTTGAGGATTATAAAGCAGGTGATTACATAACAACTGATGGTCATGCAGATATTATTTT